CCTTCATCCGATGATGTGTCTATTGCAGATCTGTATAGCTTCTTTGTGGTAAATAAGCCTGTTAATATGGAAAAGGTATATACTCGTCGTAATACCTTTGATCCTATATTTATGACATCTCTTATGAAAGCTACTGGCAATCCTGAGCCATACGCATGGTGGGATGTGCGTGATACAATCAGTTACATTGAAGGACTAGTGTATCCACAAGAGATTAAGACTAACTTTATTCCCGATGGACTAGAAGAACATTTCGTAGTGCATGACCCATGTCATGATATTGTAATGGACGTGATGCGCATCCAGACAATCGTACAAGCCGTAACGGCTTTCTAGGAGGTTATTATGCTAACAATTTATACTAAAGATAAATGTTTCTATTGTAAGAACTTGAAAAAGAATCTTGATAAATGGGGTATGGATTATCAAGAGGTTAACATTTCTAATAGTGATACTGCTATGAAATGGTTTCATAATTCAGGCCATAAGACGGTTCCACAGCTCTATTGCAATAACATAGACGTACAAAGAGGTGAATCTACAGGGTTAACAAAAGAAGTATTAATTGATAGAATAGAACGAGCGATTTGGCCTAACCTGGATAGTGGAATAGAATAATGAATCCCTTTGAATATGTGAATGCTATTAATACTAGCAAAAAAGATATTATGATCGACGACTTGGCAGAGAAAGCCTACGTTCCCTTTACCATTAATCGTTCGCTGTCATACTTTAATGACACAGTACTAGCTGCAAACGAGATGAACAAACACCACCATATTGACAATAAACTCAAATTTCATTTTCTTCTCAACATCGTGCGTAAACGTAAGCGGTTTTCCAAATGGGCAAAGGCTGAACAGATTTCTGATATTGACATAGTAAAAGAATACTATGGCTATTCTGACGAAAAGGCCAGGCAAGTACTGGGACTGCTTAATGATGAACAAATGACAATACTAAAAGGAAAGGTGTATAAGGGTGGTAAAGTGGCACAACGCAAATAAAGTGGATCAGAATAAGTTCTTGAATAAGGCACATTATCTTATATCAAAAGGATATGCTGATGGGGATATTGAAGATCTTGCTATAAAGATTTATTACACTTCTCTCCGGAAAGACCGTGATAGCGCACAAGACTAGCCTTTTGCATTTTAGCGCCGCATTTAGGACATTGTAGTATTTCTCTATTCTTAGCTGCTTCAGATTGTTTCTTTTTAGATTCTTCAGTCCTTTTAGTACCTAAACAATATTGATTACCTTTATTAGCTTCGCCGATCTTTCTCTTTCTTTCTTTTGAACATGAACCAAGTTTTTTACCTAAAGTTGAATGTCCATGCTTAGCTCTGTGTTTAGCAATAGCTTCCATTCTTTTCTTTAAATGTTCTGGTGATTGTTTTCTGCCCGTATTAGCAGACTTCACAGCCATAATTCTTGCTTCTTCTGATGTTATTTGGCCGCTTAATGCTTTCCACGCAATATAGTCTTCTTGTAGATTATGTTTTTCCCAAAGAAGACGATGCTCTTCTGCGTGTTCTTCTACAGTAACTTTTTTAAGATTTGATGGATCATCCGATCCACCCATATGTCTAGGTACTATATGATGATTATGATACATGATTGAAACTCCTGTTTATAGATCTATTTATACAATTTCACTTTTTCATAAAAAGCTTAAATTAAAAATAGTATAAATATCGTTAGGAAGCGTAAACGCTTCTCTAAATGGAATAAACCTGAACTGGTTTCTGACGTTGAAGTGGTAAAAGAATATTATGGCTATAGTAATCAAAAGGCCAGACAAGTACTACCACTTCTTTCATCCGACCAGATATTGAATTTGAAAGAGAAGGTATTTAAAGGTGGTAGAAGAAAATAATAACGTCCATTGGACACCACAAGACATGCTAGAGATTATCCTGGATGAGCCGGATGATTTTTTAAAGGTTCGCGAGACATTAACCCGTATTGGTGTAGCTTCACGTAAAGATAAGAAACTGTTTCAGTCTTGTCATATTCTACATAAGCAAGGCAGATATTTTATCGTGCACTTTAAGGAGCTATTCCTCCTTGATGGTAAGAAATCTAATTTAGAATTAAATGATGTACAACGTAGAAATACTATTACTACATTACTATCTGACTGGGGCTTGATTAAGCTTGCAGCTTCTGGTGAATTAGATTGCGCGGCTCTACGTCAGATAAAAATTATTCCATTCAAAGAAAAGAGTGAGTGGGAATTATGCCCTAAGTATAATATCGGTAATAAGTAATGTTTGACGATAAGTTCCTAGACGCTGTTCGAGCTAAAAAGCATTATCGTATAGATTATCCGGGGGATATTGACTATAGTTGGGATGAATTTTTACCATTCTTAGATAGTCACCCTCGTAATAAAATGACTATATCTGGCGATAAAATTAAGTTTAATCTGCTAGCTTTAGAAGCCCGAGGGTCTACTCCTCAGTTTGCTAAACATATCATCTCGGAATTAAAGAAAACTTTTCCTAAAAATGGTATAAGCGCACACGCTTTTGGAGGACTTACAGATCAGTCTAAAAGCTTTAAAATCCATAGAGATAAAATGGATGTTTTTTATCTACAGGTCTTAGGAGATATCGAATGGTCGGTTTGGGAACCAAACGATACAAATTGGTATAACGATTCAGCGTACGAAAATCTTTCTTCCGATCAGGGCAAAAAACTATTTACAGAACGATTTACTTGTGGTAAAATGATATGGATTCCCAGAGGAACTTACCATCTGGTACAGCCTTATACCAGTCGTATGGGAATTTCATTCGGGGTCGAATCTGAGATAGACCCATCAACTTACGTATAGCAGCTATACCGTAAAATCATAGCTGAAACGTATAAATATACTTGAGTGCGGATTATCCGGCTCTTAATATTCTTGCTTGAAAAAGGAGAACACAATGACAAGCAGACGAATCAACACAACTTCATTTCCACCTGCTGCTTTTGTAGGATTTGATCACCTCTTCAAAGAACTTGATCACGTCACAAAGCATGCATACGATAACTATCCTCCTCATAATATCCTTAAGATCGGTGAATCAGAATATCTGATTGAACTTGCCGTCGCTGGTTTCAGTAAAGATGGTATTGATATTGAGCTACACGATAGAACTCTTACCGTAACAGGTGATCATGTTTCAAAGGGTCGCGAGTATATTCATCGTGGTATTTCTACGAAGAAATTCAAACGCACCTTTAGATTGTCTGAACACGTGCAAGTGCACGGAGCAGATATTCAAGATGGCGTACTAGCAATTAAGTTGAAGTATGTAGTCCCAGAAGATCAGCGTCCTCGTAAAATTTCAATTGGAAACAACGAGGTCAATAATGACACACACAGTACTAACAATCCAGAACTACTTACTGAATCCAGTGAGAGAAATTATAAATACTGGGGCGGATCTAAGAACTAAATATCGTAAACATCGTGAAGCTGTTAAAGCAGTCAAAGAGCTTCGTGCTCTTACTGACCATCAGCTAAACGACATGGGTCTCACCAGAGGTGAAATCTATGATGTTGTTCATAATGGCATCAACCGAAATCTTAAAGGTTGGGTATAATATGACTGCATTAACAATGAATTACGTTGTGAATCCATTTAACGGTTTTTTTAAGACTTTATTCAAGTTTTTTGAAATCGTTGGATATGCCAGAGCAGCTAACGAACTCCATAGGCTCGGTTATTATGAAGAAGCAAAAGAATGTATTCTTCAACAACAACGCTTAAAGGCAGAACACTAAACTAAAAGAAGTAACGCTTTAGTTCTACTATTGTGTTACTTCTACACACAACACACAAAGGAAAATAAAATGACTAATAAGAACCCCTTCGAAATCCGTGCAGATATGCTAAAGCTTGCAAAAGACTACATGGATAAACAATACGAGACAAACATCGCGGTTGCTGAGAAAATGACCGATATCGGTGAAAAAACCCTTGAAGATATCCGAGAAACATACAAAATGTATTCAACTGAAGAATTGATGGCAAAAGCTAAAGAGATGTATTCTTTCGTTTCTACTAAAGATTAATTATAAATACCCCTGTGCCATACCAAGCATGGGGGTTTTTTGTATGTCTGACGATAACTTAAACTTAAGCGAATTTGACTATATTATGGCAGCAGTGGCTGATTATACTATGGATCGTAATATCGATAAAGAAATGTTCTGGAACATTATTAATCACGTCGACGACGGGTATGAATTTTTAACGGCCATTGCGGCTCAAGGACATTTAATGGAACTTGTTGAAAATCATAATATAATGAGAAAGTACCATCGAGAAAAATCCATAAAATAAAAGGTGTACAGATGCTTTCCTATATGGTATAATATATTTAATTATGGAGGCGCTATGACTTTTTACACTAACGTGACACGGTACGGCAACCAGATCTTGTACCGTGGATACACTGATAATGGCACAGCCATTACTCAAAAATACAAATTCAAACCCACACTCTATGTAAAGACTGATAGACCTAGTGATTGGAAAACTATGGAAGGTCAACCTGTAGGTCCGGTACAGTTTGATAGTATGGGTGATGCACGTGATTTCGTAAAGCAATACGAAGGCGTTGTCGGATTTAAGGTCTGGGGTAATACTAATTACATCCATCAGTTTATTACTAGTAAATTTCCAGGTGAAGTCAAGTTCAATAGATCATTAGTCAATGTTGCTAATATCGATATCGAAGTCCATTCTGAAGATGGATTTCCTACACCAGACGAAGCTGCACATCCTATCACAGCCATTACACATAAGTCAAGCAAGTCTGCTGTATATCATGTTTTCCACTTTGGTGACTGGGATAAAGATAAATCTATTCTAAAAGATGTAATTGTCCAAGAGCATCGTGGTAAAAGCGAAGTAGAAATGCTTGCGATGTATATTAAGTTCTGGAAAGGTAATTATCCAGACATTATTACAGGCTGGAATGTCAGGTTCTTCGACGTTCCTTACATCTTAAATCGTATTGCTAGGCTCGGTGCTGAAGAAGCAGTTAAAGCTTTCTCTCCATGGAATCTGGTAGACCGCCAAGAAATCGCCATAAACGGTTCATCTCAGTGTGCTTTTGATATTAAAGGCATTACACAGATGGACTATATCGAGCTATTTAAGAAGTTCGGTTATTCGTATGGCGCCCAAGAGTCATATAAACTTGATCATATCGCATACGTAGTCCTTGGCGAACGTAAGCTTTCATATGAAGAATATGGCAATCTACAAAACCTGTATAAAGAGAACTATCAACTCTATATTGATTATAACATCAAGGATGTTCAACTTGTAGAACTTATTGATGAGAAGATGGATCTTATCACACTTGCTATGACTATGGCATATCGTGGAGGTGTTAACTATCAAGACACTATGGGAACTACTGCTATATGGGATTCGATCATCTATCGTGAACTGAGTAAATCTATGATTGCAGTTCCGCCTAACGATCAAAAGGTTAAAAACCCTTATGCTGGTGGGTATGTGAAAGAACCTCATGTAGGTGCACACGACTGGGTTGTATCATTTGACCTTAACTCGCTTTACCCTAACTTAATTGTTCAATATAACATGTCGCCAGAGACTCTAGTTACATCTCTTGATGGTCGTTTCCTAGAAGGCGTTGAGCATTATATGGATACGCCTGTTGATTCCCGCGCCAGAGATATGAATGTTGCTGTTGCTATTAATGGTTCATCGTATCGTAAAGACAAGCAAGGTTTCTTGCCTAAGCTTATTGTTGATTACTATAGTGAACGTAAAGCTATTAAGAAAGAAATGCTTGCGCGTGAACAAGAGTATCAAAAGAATAAAACAGTAGAACTTGAACGGCAAATCAATCAGCTTGAAAACCGTCAGATGGCTATTAAAATTCTTCTTAACTCTTTGTATGGAGCTTTGGGTAATAAGTATTTTCGTTATTTTGATATGCGTATGGCAGAAGGCATTACATTATCAGGTCAGCTTACTATTCAATGGGCAGAACGTGCTATCAATGCTGAGATGAATCGTATTCTCCAAACAAATGGCCGTGATTATGTTATTGCCATTGATACTGACTCGGTATATGTCAACTTCGGTTCATTTGTTAAGAAGCTTAAACCACAAGATCCAGTCGAAGCGCTTGATAAAATATGTGAAGAGCACTTTATTCCTTTGCTAGAAAAATCATACGACACACTGTATGATCACATGAATGCATTTGACAAACGTATGGTTATGGCCCGTGAAGTTATTGCTGATCGTGGTATCTGGACTGCAAAGAAACGTTACATTCTCAACGTACATAACTCTGAAGGTGTACAATACGCAGAGCCTAAGATGAAGATCATGGGTATTGAAGCTATTAAGTCTTCTACACCTGAGGTTGTTCGTGACAAGTTTAAGGCAGCATTCAAGATGATGCTTACAGGGGATCGTCATGGCACTCAAGACTTTATAGCAAACTTTAAGAAAGACTTTAAACAGCTTCCACCTGAGAAAGTCGCCTTCCCCCGTGGAGTAAGCGATCTTAAGAAATGGGACCGACGTAAAACCATCTATGCAAAAGGCACACCCATTCACGTACGTGGAAGCTTGCTATATAATCACCATCTAAAGATGAATAGTTTGTCTTCAACATATGAGACTATTAAGGCCGGTGAGAAAGTAAAATTCTGCTATCA